CCAACCTGCAAGCTGAACTTCTGAAGCCTTATGCACCAACGGGTCTGACAGGTGGTACACAATATAGAGAAGGAGAGAACCTAAAGTTTACTAAAGGTTACCTGTAGGAACTAGAAGATACTAGAAGTTCCTAAAGGTAACCTTTAATTATTATTTTTATTATTAATTATAAATAATAATTATATATGTCTTAAATAACCTTTAGGAACCTTAAGGCACCTTAAGGAGTATTAAAACACCTTAAGGAACCTCTAGGTGGTACACAATGTAGAAGAAGAATTTTTATGTCTTTCAAAAATAGGAGGTATGTCATTTATGGCAGCAAAAAAGAAAACAAGTTCAGAGGTCGTAGTAAAGGTGATGAAGGTAGACCCTAAGGCAATCATGCCGACTAAGGGCACCGATGGGTCAGCCTGCTATGATCTGTACACGATTGAAGACTACACGCTCAGGACACTGAATGCAGAACCTGAGGCACTTAAGGTACGCACAGGGCTGGCAGTCAGTATTCCTGAAGGTTACCACATGAAAATCTTCCTGAGATCATCGACGGGACTCAAGACAAAGTTACGGCTGGCGAATGGCACGGGTATCATTGACAGTGATTACCGTGGGGAAGTCATGCTGCTGATCGAGAACGTATCACGGTTCCCGATGACAATCAATGCAGGCACCCGAATTGCTCAGTGTCTGATTGAGAAGAACGTGACGGCAGACTTTGAGGTCGTTGAGAGCCTTGAGGAAACTAAAAGGGGTAAAGGTGGCTTTGGGTCAACTGGAAAGGGTGAGAAGTGATGTATAAAGAATGCTGTACTTGTAAGCACAGTTATGCAAATAACGGAGGCCACTCTTGTGATCTAATTGGTGTTTGTTACGATAGTAACCAGTGGGAACCTGTTATAAAAAGTGGTGATAGTGCATGGGAACCTGTAGGAACTAAAGAACCTGAAGACACCAATCACTATGACGGGCACTATCAGGGAACCATTCAGCCGATTGAGGTAATGCAGGAACACATGGCACCTGAGGAGTTCATTGGGTTCCTGAAGGGGAACATCATCAAATACACTTGTCGGATGGGCAAGAAGGATGCCCCAGATAAAGAGGCCACAAAGATTCATCGATATGCCGAATGGCTGGAAAAGGCAGCCAAAGGGGAGAAAATAGACCCTAGAATCTAGGTGGTACACAATATAGAAGAAGAATCATTTTTCAAATTTGAAAGGAAGTATAACAATGGCAAAAGCTAAGTATACAAAAGGAGTAACGACTGTAGGTGAGGCGAGTTTCGCCCATACGATTAAGACTGAAGAATACAATGGCAAGGACACGAACAAGTTCAGTGTCAACCTTCATCTTGGTGACAAGGATACGAAAAAGCTCAAGGCAAAGATTGCTGATGAGTGGAAGAAGTTCACCGAATCTGAAGAAGGGAAGAAGAACAAATATAAATATGACCCTGAGCTGGGCTGCAAGGAATACAAGGACAAAGAGTATTTCAAGTTCAAAATGACTCATATCATTGAGACGAAAAAGGGCGATTGGGAACGGCACGTACCGATCTTTGATGCTTCTGGTGCAGACATCAGTGGCAAGATTGGCGAGATTGGAAACGGCAGCAAAATCAAAGTTGCTTATGAGCTGGTTCCGTTCTTTATGTCGGATAAGAATTATGGTATCTCTTTGCGACTCACGGCTATTCAGGTGCTGGATATGGTTGAGTTCGGTGCTGAGTCGGCAGATGAGTTCGGCTTCGGTAAAGAAGAAGGTTTCGTTCAGACCGATGAGGGACACATTGAGGTTCCCTTTGATGAGGATGATGAACCAGAGGAAGACTTCTGAACAGAGGTTTCCTAAAGGGGGGCAAGTATTCCTACAAGCCCTCTAATGGTCACCGTTCGGGACTTGAAGACAAAATAGCTACACAGATTAAAAGTTATGAAAAAGAGGTCTATGAGAAAAGCTATCTGGTCTACAAGATTCCTGAAAGTGCCCATAAGTATACCCCAGATTTCATATTGTCTAATGGTATCATCATTGAGGCCAAAGGACTCTTTGAAATTGATGATCGAAAAAAGCACCTTTTGATCAAGAAGCAGTATCCCCAGTTAGACATTCGGTTTGTCTTTCAGAATCCATCAAACAAGATTTATCAGGGTTCAAAGACAACGTATGCAGACTGGTGCAAGAAAAATGAATTCAAATATGCTACGAAACTTATTCCATCTTCATGGTTTAAGGAATGTAACAAACCTACAGACGGACTCCTGACTAAAGGAGACTAAAAATGTATTTAACATTTAAGAAAAGAAATGAAACAATTGGTATTCGTCTCTATTATTGCGCGAGTGATATGGATGCGAAAACCTTTGAGAAGTATGTAAAAAGACATGGATGGTTCAGTATCGGCTTTAACTATCTTGTGCATTCCAATGGTTCTATTGATGTTGGAATTGAACATGATAGAGTAGCAGACCCATCTATTGAAGGTTGGGAAGATAGTGTTTGTGTCTTAGTCATGGGGCAGGAAAATGGAAAGACCAATATCATGCAACAGCAGGCACTTAAGGCACTATCTGATAAACTGGATTTACCTTTAATGCTAGAGGTTACATCGACATGGAATCTGAAATCGTAAAAGCACACATTCCATGTGAAGCATGTGGAAGTAGTGATGGAGCCACAATGTATACAGATCACATATATTGTTTTGTATGTGAGAAGTACACATGGCTTAAGGACAAAGAGACAGGAGGCAGCTATATGCCCAATAGAAAAATGGGTGTCATTCCGAATGAAGACATGACAATAAAATCATTAAAAGCTAGGGGCATAACGTCAGCAACTTGTCAGCGTTATGGGTACTATGTTACCAATGACGATTATGGCAACAAAATTCAGGTAGCAAACTATCAGAAAGATGGTCAGGTTGTCTTTCAGAAAACACGCGATCGAGACAAGAACTTTGCAGTAAGAGGAGGTAAAGACCACATTTTCTTTGGTCAGCACCTTTTCCAATCTGGGAAGAAACTTGTGGTTACTGAAGGTGAGATTGATTGCCTTACGGTATCACAGGTACAGGGAAATAAATACCCTTGTGTCTCAGTTCCATTCGGCTGCAAGTCAGCCAAAGAGACATTCAAGGCACAGCTGGATTGGCTGAATGGCTTTGAAGAAGTTATCGTCATGTTTGACATGGATGAGCCAGGCCGTCAGGCTGTCAAAGAAGTGTCTGGCTTATTGCCACCACATAAACTTAAGATTGCCACCTTGCCACTTAAAGACCCAAATGAGTGTCTTTTGGCTGGAAAGCCTGATGACATCATCACAGCAGTCTGGCAAGCAAAAGAGTATCGGCCTGATGGGATTGTCAATGCAAAGGACTTGAAAGAATCATTCTTTGCAAAAGAGAAGGAAATAAAATCCTACTCATTCCCGTGGGCAGAAGGGTTGACCAAAATGACCTATGGTATCCGTAAGGGTGAAATGATCATGCTTACGGCTGGCACGGGTATTGGTAAATCAACAATGGCAAGAGAGATTGGTTTCAAGCTGAAGATGCAAGACGGCCTAAAGGTTGGACTTGTGATGCTTGAGGAATCTCCCGACAAGACGTTACGTGATGTGATGTCTATAGGAGTTCAGAAGCCACTTCACCTTTTATGGAACAACATAAGCAGAGAAGAATTAGACCCTGTTTATGACTCCATCTTTGGTGACGGTGGCTTTTGTCTTTATGACCACTTTGGTTCTATCGAGAGTGGCAGCTTATTAGAGAAAATCAGATTCCTGATCACAGGTGAAGATTGCGACTTTGTAATCTTTGATCATGTGTCTATTGCTGTCAGTGGTCTGGATGAAGGGGCTATGAATGAGCGTAAAGCTATTGACATTCTGATGACACAACTCAGGTCACTTGTTGAAGAAACAGGTGCTGGCATTGTGGTGGTTTCTCATTTACGCAAGGGTGACACGAAAAGCACACCATTTGAACAAGGGGGAATTATATCCCTTGATGACTTACGTGGTTCAGGTACGCTGAAGCAGATACCAGACACCATTCTTGCACTTGAACGTAACCAGCAGGCAACTGAAGAAGACCTAAAGAACGTAATGAAACTCAGAGTTTTGAAATGTCGCTTTACTGGTAATACAGGTCTTGCAGGTTACATTAGGTTCAACAAAAGTAAGAACATCTTGGAGGATGTAGACCCATTAGAAATTAAGCAAGAGGAAGATGGCGAATGTCCACAG